ACACCTCATTAATTCTGTATTCATTACCCTTTCTTGAATCAGAACTAACAACAGTTACAACGCCTAAATCGGTTAATTCTTTTAGGCCTTTACGAACTGTAGTGGTGCTTAGTTTTTTAGAACCTTCAAGCTTGCCGCCCTGCAATTGAGAGTAACTTACAAAATCAGTAGTTTTGTCTTTAAAACCATTGATGCGGTCTTCCAGTTCAGCATACACATTACGTGCTGCATCACTAAGAAATGGACGCACATCACTACGATAAAGACGACTAGACATCACATAGCCCTTTTCGAACTTGTCTGTCATCTTGTCCCTACCTTTTGAAATTGGAATAATTTCAGCCTGCTTCAATGCACCCATCAAACACCTCTCAATACAAATGCAGCTAATTCAGCTTTCGCTTTAGCCAATGCCATAGAGTTTTCGAGAGTTCGATTAAGCACATAAGCCTCAACCGCTTTTTGAAACAAACTAATCTTCCGATTTAGTTCAATGTCTGCTAATATTGAATAGTTCATATGGTTTGCTCCGATTGAACATTGAGCCTGATCCACGAAATCAGGCTTTTTTAATGTCTGCTGTTTCTGAGCGCACTGATAAATCTGAATGCAGCTCATGGTTTTTATCGCTCTCTGTTAAGCCGAAAATCTTTTGTTTAATCTTCGTCTCAGCTTTCAATTTTTGGAGATGAGGCTTGATTAACGTTTCGTACACATACTCACTTGCACCCTGTCCTGCTCGTAGCATTTCAGCCAATGAGGACAACTGTTCTTTGTGGTCTGTTGGCATATGGATGGTGATAGACGCATCCTTCTTTGGTTTACGTTTAGTCATGGTTTTTCCTAGGCAGTTAATGCTTGACGGTCAGCCTTTAGCTTTCCATTTGTTAATACTTCAAAGGCAGCTTGCGTTCTTGGTGGTATGCCTTCTTGCTCCCATTTGGTAATACCTGAGCGTGCTTTTTTGATTTTCTTGGCTAGTTGAGAGTTATTTTCTACACCGTAGAACTCCCTCAAATGCTCTACATTCATATTCAAATTCCTGAACATATTAATTCAACTTATTGAACAACATGTTCAAGCATTTGTCAAACTTCTTGTTCATAATTTTGAACATCTGATATAAGGTTTTGAACGATGGATAATTCTGTTTCTGATCGCATTCAATCTCGAATGGCTGAATTAAAGTTATCTCAAGCGGATTTAATGAGGCTCACTGGCGCTGCTAGAGGAACTGTTTCTGGTTGGGTAAATGGAAGTAATAATCCGAGCGCAAAGCACATTGAGGCGCTAGCAACCGCATTAAAAACAACATCCAGATGGATTCTTACTGGAAAAGAAAAACAAAATTTAACCAACTTCAACATGCAAGAATTTATGGATAAGCACGGCCTATCCAAGAAAGATGAATCATCATTTGATGTGAATGATATTCAAAGCGCGTCAGTAGTTGAGTATGGTGGGGATGATGGATTTATCTGGATTGATGTGGTAGAGGCAAGTTTTTCTTGTGGCACAGGAGAATCTATAGAGTTTCACTTTGATGTGATCAATGGAAAACAGCCATTCCCACCTAGTTTTTTTAAACAAAAAAATGTTCATCCTGATTGCATGCGCATCATCAAGGCTAAAGGCGACAGTATGGCGGACAAGATTGAGGATGGGGATTTGGTTGGCATTGATATATCCCAAACCGACATTATTGATGGTCAAATTTATGCTGTTTACTTTGAGGGTGAAGGCATGATTAAGCAGATTTTCAAGGAAGAAGGCGGGAAACTGATTCTGCACAGCCTAAATCCTAAATACAGAGATCGTGAAGTCACGGAGCAAAATGGATTGAATTTTAAAGTTATGGGTCGCCAATTTTGGCGTGCAGGTTAAAAAAGGAGAATGGAATTGGATAACGCAAAACTACCAATCAACCAGATTATTGCTCGCATCAATGATGCTGCGAAACATGGTGAAGCTTTGGTGCTAACAGCCGAAGAAGTAAAGATTCTTTCTAAAGATATCGGCGATAAGGTCTTTATTCCTGTACTTACGAATGA